ATGGGGGCTGCCGATAAAACCGTTGGGCAAGGATTGGGCAAAATCTCTAAAAGATTTAATGTATTCAGACAGGGTGTGAATTCAGATTTGTCAAGTACTGAGGCTAGAGTTCAGTCATGGTCAACCAATATGAATAGACATTTCGACAAGTTCCATAAGAACAAATCATTTAATCTTGATATAAAGTTGCGTGATAATGTCCCGGAACAGTGGAGTAAGACTCAGAACTGGTGGGATAGAGAAACCAAAGGCGGATTGAATGTAAGTGGTAATGTTAGTCTTAGAAAAGAAGGTTGGAATACAGTTAAAGACTGGGTTGGAGAGACACCTACATTAGAACAACATGTCGAATTGAGAAAACAAAGCTGGAATACAGTCAAAGACTGGGTAGGTACTACACCTCCAATTCAACAAAACATCGAGTTGAGAAAACAAGGTTGGCACAGTGTAAAAGATTGGATGGGTGATATACCAACGCTCTCACAAGGATTGAGTTTACGCAAAAATGGTTGGACTACTATAAGAAACTGGGTAGGTGATGTTCCTAATATTGACCAAAATATATCACTTAGGAAGAACGGCTGGAATACTGTGAGAAACTGGATAGGCGATGTGCCTATTATCAATCAAATTGTTGAGTTAAAGAAACAAGGTTGGCACAGTGTTAAGAGTTGGATAGGCGATGTACCCATTATAAGCCAATATGTCGAATTGGTAAAACAAGGCTGGACTACAGTTAAAAGCTGGATTGGTAATGTACCTAGTATAGACCAGCATATAGAACTTAAAAAACAAGGTTGGCAGACTGTAAAAGACTGGATCGGGAATATTCCTATTATCGAGCAGAATATAACTTTATTGAAAAAGGGTTGGGACACCTTACACAATTTTGTTAAGGGTAACACACCGGACACAGTAGACGTAAGGATAAATCTTATAAGTCAATGGAAAGGTAAAATCAAAGAGTTCTTCGGACTTGCCAGTGGTGGTATCGTTACTGCCGGTGGAGGAATACAGATGCTTGCGAATGGTGGTGTAATATCACCTGGCATGTGGCATTCAATACCTAAATATGCCAATGGTACTAACAATATACATGGTTCAATGTTCATAGCGGGTGAGGCTGGAGCAGAGTTAGTAGGACATGTTAATGGTACAACCGAAGTACTTAATAGATTCCAGTTAGCACAGGTTATGAGACATTCCATAGTATCCGGAATGGCACAGTTCACAGGATTTTGGCAGAGTATGTCAAGAGATATCATCACATGTACTAATGGTATTATCAATGCTATTTCGATATGTACAGGGGAGATAAATGAGAATATGTTACTTGCTACAAATACCGATTATATAACTCACGATGCTTTATCAAGAGATGTATATGAGGATTCTAAGCAAGCTTACTCGAATTCCAATTCAGATGATACCTGGTCGAGAAACATGAGAGAGTTCTATCATGAATATGTAGAACCTACTCTAAGAGAGATTGCAGCAGATACGAAGAGACAGGCTGATAAGAACGAGAAGACAGTAGTTCAAGTTGGTAACCGAGTTATCGATGATGCTGTAACCACTCAGCGAAGAGCCAATGGATTCAGCTTTATAAATTAAGGAGGTAGATATGGCATATTTAGCAATAAACGGATACGAACTACCTCCTTGTAAAAGAGGAGTGACAGTAGTTGTATCTACAGTAGTTGATAGTGGTAGGGATGCGAATGGTGCAGTTGTTGGTCAGAGGGTTGGTCGTGACCAGTATAAGATTGATAATCTTGAATGGGCATGGCTAACAGCTGAGGAATGGAAGAAAATCTTATCGATATTAGATAACTTTTACGTTCGAGTAACATTCAATGACCCGGTAACCAATGGTAGGAAAACTGTAAGGATGTATTGTGGCAACCGAACAGCTGACCCATATTGGGTTACAGCTGATGGTAAACCTACACATTATCGTAACTGTAAGGTTAATTTGATAGATACAGGAGAGTAAGTATGCAAAGAGTATCGAGAGAATATCGAGAGAGCATGAAACAATCTCTCCGAGAACGAGCCTACATAATGATTACATTTGGATTGGTAAACCAGGAGGCACAGGCTAAAGCCACTGTTGGTGAGGGTAGATATACACATTTTTCCAATTCAACCAACATATTTGGTAGAAGTTCGGATGAATTGACATACGCTACATTGGAAGAGAACTTCACAAGAGTTGATGGCTCTATGATTTTTCTACCAAGAATAGGTGAGCAATACTTAGATACTGGAATCATATCAGAACAAATGATATCTGATTCACGCTGTGACTTAACAATAAACCTTAACACTGGTACTACTGATTTCAAGGGATTGACTATTAATTTCGGTGAGAATTACCCGATAGATTTCGATATAGTCAGTAGTGCCGGTAAAGTTATTGAATTCCGAAATAATAATAAAGCTAAGTGGTCAACCGAGGAAGTACTTGAGAATACCTCCTATATAAAGCTAATAGTGTACCGAATGAAAAGTCCAAGAACTAGGCTTAGAATTTATTCAATAATGTTTGGTTATGGGCTAGTATACTATAACGATTCAGTAATGAGTTCTACACTGGATAGCTATGTATCACCGATTGGGGCAGATGTTCCACAATTTGATTTTTCAGTTACCCTAAAAAATTATGACCATTATTTCAATGTAGATAACCCAAAGTCTGCTATTAACTACCTTGAGACAGGTCAAGAAATGAACATAATGTATGGTTATGCCACACCCGGTAGTGATGATATCGAGTGGATACAGGGTAATCATTTATTATGTGCTGAGTGGGAAAGTGATGATAGTACAGCTACAATCCGTTGCAATGATGTATTTCGTAATATGGATGGTGAGTATTTTAAAGGACAGTATAGTGCTGAAGGTAAAAATTATTATACATTGGCACAGGATATTCTTAGAGAGGCTAAAGTATCGGACTACTACATTGACCCTAGATTGAGGAATTTGCATACAAACAACCCTTTACCTAGAGTTAAATACAAAGAGGCATTACAGATTATAGCTAATGCATGCAGATGTGTATTAACTCAGTCAAGGGATGGTAAAATCCAAATCAAGTCTAACTTCATGCCCGAAAGTACTATCACATGTAATGAGCAAGCTTATTATTCAAAGGTAGCGAATATATCTTTAAATAATAACAAAGATGAATATGCCACTCTATCTAAAGATTACACAAAAGTAGATGGCTCTATGTTCTTTTTATCAAGGAACAATAATACATTGAATACTGGATTTGTCTCATGGAGAGTATCAAATGCTAGAGGTGAATTTAGTGTAAATCCTATAGTTAAAATCAAACTTGAGGCGATTAGAGCATACTATGGATTAAAGATGGAATTTGGAACAGCACTACCAGCCGAATTTATAATTCGTACTTACAGAGGCGAGGAGTTAGTAAATACATATAGGATCGGGCAAGACGAGATAAACCAAACATCTGTTATTCTGAGAAGTTTTGATGATTTCGACCTAATGGAGATTGAATTTACCAAGACAGCAATTCCATATAATAGAATTATTTTAAATCACTTTAGCTTGAGTGATGTGGTCAACTTCACAATGGAAAGACGAGATATGATGTCTTCGCCAAAGGCAATCAAGCAAGAGTTGATAAAAGAAGTGGTAGTACCATATTACACCTATCAAACCAACGATAAGGAAGAAAACCTGGTGTACACTGATATAGATGTAACGGCTGGAGAAATACAAACCTATTACCTACAGGATGCATCATATGGATATACCGTTAAGCTTGATGAAAGTTCTACCGGTACTAATATACTAGCATCGGGTAATTACTATATCACCATACGCTTTAATGAAACCGGTAATTATCGATTGTCTATCCAGGGGCATCGATACAAGATTATTGAGAGACAAGTCAAAGTGGCATTGAATAGTAAAGGTAAAACCATTAAGTGGGAAAATCCACTGATAAACAATTCGTCTATGGCAAACGACCTGGCAAAATGGCTATCTGAGTACTACACAGCTGGTATCGAATATGAATATGATACTAGAGGTAATCCGGAGTTAGATGCTACCGATATTATTTACCAGGAGAATGAGTTCCGTACAGGTATGACAGTTAATGTATATAGGCATACTTTGAGGTTTAACCAGGCTTTTTCGGGTAGAGTTACAGCACGACGAGTAGGAGGATAATATGGCATGGATACAACCTAAAACTAATTGGTATTGTGAGATAATCGATGGTGTATATAGTGGTGATAGATTTAATGCCAGTGATTATAACAGAATTAAGAATAATCTATCACATTTACATGCATTAGCATTATCACTCTATAAAAGTTTCTCAATCCAATCAGTCGGTAACGATAAACTGATAGGTGAATTCTTTTACGCTGATGAGATAAATAAGTTGGAAAGTAATCTTGATACAATAAATCGACATACTATTAATAGTCCGTATGGCGATACACCAACTTATGTTGATAATGGAAGAACATTTGATTTTAACGAGTTGAATAGGTTAGAGAGTGCAATACTTGATTTATACGAGCGAATGAATAATCAAAAGATAGGTAGAAGACAATTTAAGTGGAATTTCGGAATGTTAGGAGGTGGACTATAAATGGCATGGGAATTACTACCGGTAAACTACACTGATGTCAGTTGGGTAGGACTAAAAAAGTATAATCAAATATCAAATCATGATGGTACTGTGTCGTTTCAAGATGTAACTCAGTACAGCAATGCTGATAGGTCATTCTATGGTGCGAGAGACGCTAATAGAGTGAATGAGGCAATAAATACCATCATGGCAATGGTAGAGGGTAATACCGATTTATATACTGCATTTCAGAACTACTTTAACACACAAAAGACACAGTTTGAAAGCAGAGGTAATACTACTATAAGTGAAATAGAGCGTACTTATCGTGAGCATATGAACACTTATGAGAGGGAACAAGCTGGTACATTTAACACATGGTTCAATGGCATAAAAAACCAGCTGAGTGGTAATGCGATTGGTAATCTACAAAACCAGGTAAATGAGGTAGATGATAGATTGGCAAAGCTTGAACATATGGCTCTGACAAATCAGTTCAGTGCTGCGATATCTGTAAATAATAGTGGTAATACAGTATTGCTGGTTGATGAACGAGGTAAAGCAATAATTGCTGATTGGAAATATGAGGAGGAATAATAATGAGTGTAATTAGCATTGAAACCAGGAAAGCTAATGAATTGGCGGCAATCACTGATATTAGTGATTTATCCATATTTATGGTACACGATGGTACAGGTTTGAAGAGAATCACATTTGAGGATGTAAAGAGAGCGATGGTGTATCCAAATGCGGGCTCACACAACTCAATATATAGAGGTAAATACTTGGGTAGTACTGTAAACCAGGCACAGTATACCGCTATTAGAAATGGCACATTCGATGATTTATTTATTGGCGATTACTGGACTATAGGTGGTATCAATTATCGTATCGCCGCCTTTGACTATTACTTGAATACGGGTGATACCAATTGTGCTGTACACCATGTTGTGATTGTACCCGATCAAGCTTTATATAAGAGCAAAATGATTAACAATAGTGGTAATACCAACGGTGGATATGTGGGTTCTGTATTATATACCAGTGGTTTAAACAGTGCTAAGAATACCATAAAGAACGCATTTAATGGGCATGTGTTAAAACATAGGCTATTCCTATCTAATACAGCCAACAACGGTGCGATATCCAATGGAGTATGGTTAGACTCAGAGGTAGACCTTATGAACGAGCATATGGTATATGGTTCGATGGTATATGGGTACTCTTCCACAACAGCCAGTTATGTAGTAAATGCACATGTTGAGAAATCACAGTTATCATTATTTAGATTAGACCCGGCAAAGATTGTAGCGAATAGGGAATCCTGGTGGCTGAGAGATATCACTTTAAGTACAGCATTTGCTCATGTCCATGAGTCCGGAATAATTTATTCTGAATTTGGGTGGAGTGAATTTGGGGTAAGACCATTCTTTTGTATATCATAATTCAAAGGAGGTAATTATATGTATACTATTACACTTACTGATGGTAGGACTATATCTAACCTTGAATTGAATGGCACAAACTATGTCAGTGAGGTTAGAGTAGATGAGCATATGTTTGAGCATAATTTGACTAAGGTCAAAATATCAGATGGCGAAACTGAGATATTATATGATGATTTAATTTTCATCCAACAGATGGAAATAGATGGTAGATTTTATCTAGCATTTAGAACTAAGTCAAACAGTGAGAGGTTAGCTGAAACAATCATAAAAAACTCAAGTAGTGTTACTGATATGCAAATGGCACTTGCCGAGGTATATGAGATGATTGCTGGAGGTAAAGAATGATAAAGATTTATGCTGAGTTGGTAAGAAAAGGTATAAAGACATTGGAAGAAGTACCGGAACATATTCGTGACGAAGTAAGAAAATTACTGGAGCAATGATTATGATATGGCGAATTTTGATGTTTTTCATAAAAAAGGAGGTAAGAGACATGGCAGTTATTTATGTAGCGTTAATTATTAAGGGTAAGCGTACTTTCGCAAGTATCCCGGAGGCTCTCAAGGAGACAGTTAGAGCGATGTTACACGACCTGGAATTAGACAATCTCATTGTAGAGTAGGGAAAGGTCGAACGATGAATATTGAGTTCAATCTAGTCCTAACTATAATATCGGTTGCTACAGCTGTTTATTTTGCTTTCAAGAGCAACAGCCGAGCCAATGACGATGATGTTAGTAGGAGGGCACAGGAGGGGGCGATTCTATCACAGAAACTTGATTCTATTAGCCAGGATACACAGGAGATTAGAAAAGAAATGGTTGATGTAAGAGGTAAAATCAATGCTCTATCTGAGAGAGTAATCATAGTCGAGCATGATACAAAAGCAGCACATGATAGGATTAGCCACATTGAGGAAGACGATTTTTCAAAAAAGTACCGAAAACGGTGGTTTTGAGGGAAGGGGTGATGTCATATAAGCTTATTGAACTTTATCTTTATGACACAATTCGACGATATTTTTAAGTAACAATTGTGACACGAAGTAGTAAAAGTAGTGGAAAATCAGTTTTTGCGTATAATTTTACTAGTATACTGTAGAGGTATACAGTATATAAGAAAGGTTTACCGCAAAACCGAAAGTTTTACTACTTCTACTACTTGCAGTAACTAATGTTACGGAATAGGAGTAAATATGATTAACTGGAAAGTAAGAATTAGAAATAGGCATTTTTGGTTTAGCTTGATACCGGCTATATTGCTTTTAATACAGGTAATAGCATCTGTATTTAATTACAGCATTGACTTAGGTCAGCTTAGTGGTAAGCTATTGGAAGTGGTGAATGCAGTATTTGTTATATTAGCAATATTGGGCATTGTCACAGACCCAACAACAGCTGGTATAGGTGATTCGGCACAGGCTCTTACATATGAGCGACCAAAGGAGTAAGTGGTTTATGGACAATGCACATACTGCCGGGGCGAAATTACTATGTGGTAGCTATACTCAATTTACAGTCAGTGGTAAGAGTAATTTTGTAAAAGCTAATCGTTGGGGTAAAGTACCACAGCGAGGTGCTATAGTTTATTTCTACAGTTCATCTATGGATAGAGTGGCTCATGTAGGTGGAGTTATTGATATTAAGGTGCGTGGCGATAACGTATATACTATCAAAACGGTAGAGGGTAACACATCAGCTGACAACAGCTTTAATCGTAACGGCGGTTGTGTTGCGGTCAAGGAATATACGTTTAATCTATCCCAGGTGGGTGGTAAAAATAGGATAAATGGATTTGGGTATCCTGTATTTGGATTTGACACATGTACAGTCGATGAATTTATAGAAGTGTTAAAGTCGGAAGTTGGATATATTGAAAAAGCATCCAATAATAAATTGGATAATAAAACAGCCAATCCTGGTACTGCCAATTTCACCAAGTACGGTGAGTGGTACAAGTCGAATGGCGTATACTGGTGTCAACAGTTCATCAGCTGGTGTGCGTTTACCGCTTGTGAGACTCACAGAACGATTTTAGATACTGGGTGGTCAAGAGTACTAGGCAAGTGGAGATATCGCAAAAATGGGCACTATATAAAGGCACAGTGGCAATATATAGATGGTCGTTGGTATGTGTTCGACAATGCCGGGGATACAATCACAGGCTGGTTCAAATCGGGTAAAGAGTGGTACTATATGAACCCGGATGATGGGGCAATGTTATCTGGTCAATGGCTGAGATTGGATGGTAAGGACTACTATCTATCTAAGACTGGAATTATGGCTTTTAACTGTTATGTTAAATCGAATGGTAAATACTATTGGCTTGATGATAATGGGGAATATGTTCCCGAATACGATACTGAAACACCTAATCTTGATTTATATGAGGTGGTAGAGTAAAATATATCGCCAATATACGCTAAAAAGAGGTATATTAATTCAAGGTTAACGATAACAAAACGATAACAAATTTTAGCAGAAACCTTGTATTCACAAGGGTTTGTGGAAATATCAAATAAAAATATATTAAACTTGTACTTGACGTAGATACAAGTACAAGTTATACTACTCAAAGTAAACTTAAGAAAGGAAAAGGTATGGATACTAAATTTTCAATAGCGTTACATATATTGGTATATATAGAGGAGACTGAAAATGTTGTTACCTCGGAGCTTTTGGCAAAGAGTGTGGGAA